CGAGGAAATGATAAACATACTAGAGTAAATTCTGTATCCCCGCTATTTGAGTCGGGACAAATTTGGGCGCCTGCACATTTGCAGTTTGCTCAAGAGGTCATAGAAGAATGCGCAGCATTTCCCTATGGCGACCATGATGACTTGGTTGATAGTACAACACAAGCTGTCATGAGGTTTAGGCAAGGTGGATTTATAAACCACCCAGAAGATTACAAAGAAGAGCCTCAACCAATAGAAACTAAGGAGTACTACTAGTTATGAAAACAATAATGGAAATTTTTAAACTGGCCACAAGGTTAAACATCAAACCTAAAGATGTAATTGGTATGGGTGGTGATATTGTTAAGATGGGTCAGAGTTTATTCAATACTAAAATTAATCCAAAGCTTACAGAATTTGTAAACAAAAAAGGTAGACTTCCAGACAATATAGTTGAACAAATAAAAATACATATGAGATCGATGAAGAATGCATCAGAGTCTCAATTAGAATTATTTAAACTAAATCTAAAAGATTTAGTTAATGCAAAATTTCCACCTAAAGCAGATGTGATCAAGATGCCAGCGTCTAGTAACAAGAAACTAGTACCTAGCGACAAGAGAATAGACAAAGAAGTAACTAAGATGATGGATGAAGATGGTCCAGTCGTTGCTTTAGAAAGAATTGTCAAAAACGATACACCTATGAATAGTAGAAAGTACCTTATCGATGAGATTAATAGATATAACAAAACAGTTAGAACAGAAGATAAAACTATCGACGAATTAAAAGAGATACTAATGCGATTAGATACTGACGGCATTCCTTTTGCAGACGGTGGTATCGCAAATCATTTTAGGAACAGATAATGGCCTATATACCTTGGTGGCAAAGATACGAAGCACCTACGTTCGCAGAACGTTTTGAGCTAGGTGGACTTGCTGGACAACAACTTGTTAAAAAAACAGATGAGCTTCGTCCAGGTTTTGCCGGCGTTACTAAAAATATTAAAAACGTAGAGGACGTTCCATATTTAAAAACAGCAGAGTCTGGTACAGGTAAAAAATTTTATTTGGTTTCTATGTCTACACAAAATACGGAAGCTGGACCAGGATTAAAAAGAAGATTTCCATTAACTAAGGAAGGTAAAGCTGAAGCTATAAAAGCTATTAACGAACATAAAAAAAAATATCCAAACATATTTAAACGAGAAAATATTTTTGTTGGTAAAGACGGTGTAGTTCGATATCAAAAAAGAGGAGAACCAATAAAACTATATGATCCAAAAAAATATGGTTCACTAGAAAAAGCAATGGAAGCTGCAAAGAAAGATGCAGCCGCTTCAGTTGCAAATAAAGGAGATGCCAACAGAAAAAAAATTGATATGAAAAAAGTTATAGAAATGAAAGACAAGGGAATGTCTAATGTTGTAATAGGAAAAGAATTTAATGTAGATGAAAGAACAATTTCACAAAGATTAAAAGATATTGACTACAAACCAGGTAAAGTTTTTAAAACAACTGAAGTAGCAATTAATAATCAATTAAAAATATTAAAAGATAATAACTACATTAAAAAAATACTTTCTAATCCAAACCATAAATATAATAAAAAAGATATTGAAGTAGTTATGAAACTATTAAACGTAACACCTAAAGATGCTCAACGAAGATTACTTCAGTTAGCAAACGCTATTACAGGTGATCGTGAAATGCCTAAAGATTTTAAACTTTCAAAAGTATTTAACGTTAAAGCAGCTAACAATATGATAAACGAGTTGCCTTATTCTCAATCGATTAGAGATTTAGAAGAATTAAAAGTTGGTAAAACTTTTGATGACAAAAGTATTAAAGCTACCAAAGCAGAAATACGAGGTAATAAAAATTATATTTTTAGTGAGTCTTATTCTATTGATGAACCATCAGGTGTAAGATCAGGATCACAAAGAGGAACACATCCATATTCTATTTTTGGACAAGTTATAAAAACAGATATAAACAAAGGCGCTAAGTACCAGTGGGATGCTATTAAATCTATTAAGGAAAAAAATTTACAAAAAGCTCTTGAAGGTAAATTGTTTGATAAAAAAGGTAACAAAATATCACCGGCGCAAGCAGTTGCAGATTTTAACAAAGCAGCAAACAAGTACGAAAAAATATTAAACGAAGGCAAAGGTAAAGGACAGCCTAAAATTAAGTTGTTTAGAATCTCAACGGATGGTCCTAAAAACACAATTAAAAATTTTAACAAGTACAGTGATAAATACAAAAATGTATTTTTAAATAACTATAAAAACAAAGGTTACTCTTTTGTTGTTCCTAAAGATATTAAAACAATACCAGAAATTAAAAAAGCAATAAACAATGTTAAGGATGTTAAAAAAATGACATCTTTGTTTAAAGCAGGATCTAATAGATTGTTTTCTGTAGCAGATCCATTGTTGTGGGGTTTTGTTGTAGATGATGTTTTAAAAAAACAAGCTAAAGGTAAAACAGTTGCAGAGTCTATTGGAAGCGCTGTGTTTTTAGATAAACCAATACGTAAAGGATTAAAAAGATTAAAAGCAACAGATGAACAAAATTTAGCATACGATAGACAAAAAAATATAGAGTATATTCAATCAGGTAATGCAAGTGGGCAAGACCTTTACCACATGGCAAGAAAAGATCCTGACTTCGATGGTAATTACACACAATATTTAGAATTTTTAAAAGAGATAACAAACGATGCAGGTCATAGAATGTTATTAAGTAAAAGAGATAGCGAAACTGAACAAGCATTAACTATTCCTGAAGAAAAAGTAAAAAGTAGAAGTGAGACTTATCAGATGTTTAATCAGATACCTTTAGTTCAAGCGGTTAAAGAACTATTTAAAACTGATGAGCAAAAAGCAAAAGATTTAGAAAATTTATTAAATGTATAAAAATCCAACCCTTGTTAAAAACATGAAACATGTTAAATTGAAAGAGATACCACCATTAAAGGGCCCTGATCCTAGAGGCTTGATAAAAGATAAAAAACAGGATAAACCTATACTTTTGGAGAAAACAAATGGCAGAAATAGATAAAGGCTTACCGAACGTAAGACAAGAGATTAAAGTACCCTCAAAAGATGAAATGACAGAAGTAGCAACACAGCTACAAGAGTCTATGCCATCACCTGAGAATACTGAGATTAGAGAAAACGAAGACGGATCAGTAGACATCAACTTTGAACCAGGTGCTGTAGCACCGGAACAAGGAGAGAATCACTATTCTAACCTGGCAGACTTATTGCCAGATTCTGTTTTAGATCCTTTAGGTGCTGAGTTATACGGCAACTATACAGACTACAAAGAATCTAGAAGAGAATGGGAAAGATCTTACTCACAAGGTTTAGATCTTTTAGGTTTTCAATTTGAGCAAAGAACAAGACCTTTCCAAGGAGCATCAGGTGCAACACACCCGGTCCTTGCAGAAGCAGTTACACAATTCCAAGCGCAAGCTTACAAAGAATTATTACCTGCACAAGGTCCAGTTAGAACTCAAGTGTTAGGTAATTCTACAAGAGAAAAACAAGACCAAGCAGTCAGAGTTAAAAATTTTATGAACTATCAATTGATGGATGTCATGAAAGAATACGAACCTGAGTTTGATCAGATGTTATTTTATTTACCTCTTGCAGGATCTACTTTTAAAAAAGTTTATTATGACGATTTAATGGAACGAGCTGTATCAAAGTTCGTTACTGCAGATGACTTAGTGGTTCCGTATTCTGCTACCTCATTAGAGGATGCGGAAGCCATATGTCACGTAATTAAAATGTCAGGTAATGATTTACGTAAGCAACAAGTTGCAGGATTTTATAGAGATATAGAATTAGGCACACCTTACGCAGAAGAAACGGAACTTAAGAAAAAAGAACGAGAACTAGAAGGTACAAGAGCAAACGGTCAACAAAAGAATAATCCAATTTTTACTTTGATTGAATGTCATGTTAATTTAGATCTTGAAGGTTTTGAAGACAGAGGGGAAGACGGAGTCCCTACTGAAATTAAGATTCCATACATTGTGACTATAGACAATGGTACGCGAAAAATATTATCTATTCGAAGAAACTTTAGAGTAGATGATCCCAAAAAAGAAAAAATCCAATACTTTGTCCATTTTAAGTTTCTGCCAGGACTAGGTTTTTACGGTTTTGGATTGATCCATATGATTGGCGGTCTAACTAGAGCAGCCACGTCTGCTCTTCGTCAACTTATAGATGCAGGTACGTTATCGAACTTGCCATCAGGATTTAAACAGAGGGGTATCAGAGTTAGAGATGATGCCCAATCTCTGCAACCAGGTGAGTGGCGTGATGTCGACGCTCCTGGTGGATCTTTAAGGGATGCTTTTATGAATCTGCCTTACAAAGAACCATCACAAACTTTATTACAGTTGATGGGAATTTGTGTAGATGCAGG